GTGCAAGATCTCAGAGCCACAGCGCTCGCAATCGTAGTTGCACCTGTTCCACCTCCTGCCCCAGCCCTCGTGCGTTGCACCGATCGTCACGTCGCATCTCGCGGAGATTCCTGAGCAGCACTTCGGGCACGACCCCTGTGGTCTCAACCTCTTCAGGGCCGAGAGTTCGCATCCAGCGCGGATCCCAAGCTGTTCCAAAGTCTTGCCCAACGAAGTGCCTCCCAAAACCTGTGTTCCCAAGATCAGCTGCGCGGCCTCGTCGTGCAAAGACATGGCCTTCTCCGCCATGAAAACCAACATTCCCAAGCGCATCTCTGGCTGCAAATCTTTCACGACAAATCGATTACCGGCCAAGTCTGTGACCGCCACTTCGAAGAATTCGCTTTGCGGCATCGTGAACGACACCATAGAGCCCTCACGGATGCCAAGGTCTCTCAACTGCGCCGGCAAGTCGGGGTCGCCGAATTGTCGTGTGCCGAAGCTCAGGCACAAAGCTTCGGATGCCGACATCCCAAATTCGTACTTGACCTTCTCGACAAGCGAGGCCAGTGGCATCGTCTCACACAAGCCCTCGATGCTCTTAGAACAGCAGTCCTCGACAGAGAAGACCTCGACAGAGCCGACACCGACATCGCTTGAGCCAGCGGGGGTCGCAGCCTCGCTCCAGGCTGGCCGACGGCGGCTCGGAAGCTTACTGGGCCGCGGTCCCTCGGGAGGCACGGGAGCGGACAGCAGCCTGTCCAATTGGGATCCATCGAGCTGGCTCCGCTTTGTGCAGCACGGATCCTCAGCGGAAGAAGAGCACTGAATGGAGCCGCTTGTGGCGGCAACAAGAGCCTGAGGGAACTCCACGGCAGCCATGGTGCCAACCACTCCAAGGGCGAAGGGATTGCGGCGAGGGGAAGCTGCAAAGGACGCTGGGGGAAGTGGGTGCTTGTGCCAAACAAGCTTGGGCCAAAATGGCTTGTGCATGCACACTCAACCTATAAACAAAAAGCGACATTTCAATGGTTACGGCCGCAAAGTCGGAGTATTCGCATGGGGATGGGAGGTCTAGCTACCACCGGCGTGACTCAAGTGCCTTGTCACCTCCCCCCACCCGCACACGAAGCGCATAACCATCTATCTGCCGACGCGGTACCGCCGCGCCTCGGGATCGTAGCATTCGCAAGGTCGGCTTGCAACCATGTGCCGTCACCAGCACATGACCACTGTAGACACCAAAACAAGGTACCTCGGGCCGGGCCGACTCGTAGCATTGAGGGTTCGAGCTGGCTAAACTCTAGGGCGCTTATCTCCCTCCCTCAACTGGCCTTCACCTCAGGTGGGTCCCGTCCCCACCACCAGGCTTCCACTCGTCCGTTGAGCTGGTACGAGCAAAAGAATAAGGCGCACACCTGTTGCGTACTGGCAAAGTGCCAACAACAAACGCTCGGGCCCTTCTGCGAGCGCGACACCGGGCGGCGGCAGGTAAACCGGATACTCAGTGTGTCGTGTGCTTCTCGCCCTGGGTCGTTATCTTACCCAGAGCACCCCTTCTAATTAGATCGAGGGTGGATCACATGCACCATTCCTCGCTGGTTAAGCCGTCCTCCAAGAAGGAGGAAGCGATTCCTTAAAGGAAGCGTAGTCCGTCAGGACGTGCGGGTCCATACTCCACACGTACTCCCGGAAGGAGGCAATCTCATCAGGTGTTGCGCTATATCCCAGCGCGTCAAGCACCTTGCCCTCCTCCTGGGGTGTGACTCCGACGTTCCGCTCCCTAATCATCG